GTCCGACATACTGGTGAGGGTGAGGCATTGTAGGCGCGCGATATCTAATCGCTCTCCACCATACGCATCCACACCACAGGACTCTCGGTAGAGTCCCTCGCTAAATGTTTTGCCGTAATTAGGTTTAAAACCTAGGAACTCAAAACACTCACAAACGAACTTGCAAGACTCACGTCGAACAAGAACGTCATCACCAAAAACAAATACCTCAGCCAGGTTGCTCCGAAGGAATTTCGAAGCGGAACCTGAACCTAAGTACTCGTATGTTACTCCTCTCTGCACGTACGTAGCCGCAGCGGCTACGCACCAGAACACAAGAGACTCGACTGGGAAACACATAGCACTCCCCATAGGGGCGTACATGTGTAACTTTACGAGTTCCCGATTTTGTATTCTGACGTGCATTGCTCTCGAAGCAGCGAGGAATTGGACGTTACTCTTATTAAAGAGATAACGGACAAGACCCCAGCTGATTAGATCGCTAGCATCCTTTAGATCTATAGTCGAAAACTCCCGGGTCCGTGAGGACTCGAGGGCTAGACTACCATTCTGCTCTTGATTATCGAATTGAATCGACGAGCTGGACTCCCCGTTGATTAAACGGTTAGTCTTTAGGATAGCAGAGGACTCTATTGCCTTATTTAGGGAGCGGAGCTGACCTTGTTGAATCCACATCAGCCCTACAGGCTGGGTGCAGATAACGCGGGGCCCACGCTTATCCTTTGGGACAATAGCGAGTTTACACACACTATGTGTGTAACGCGCCGCTTGGTGGTCAAACCAAGCAGGAGTAGGAACATTCCAATCGGACATAGGGTAATACTTGTCACAAAGACGAGTAGTACCTGAGTCCAACTTGGACCACTTATCATAGCCACGCTTTGCATCAGATACGGCGCCAGGACCGTGGGACGGCCGGATATTCCGGAAATCCGCACGATCGACGACCATACCCGCAAGGAGACGTGCTAGTTTAAGTACGCGACCATAATCGTTCATCATAGATGCTTTTTGAGCATAATGACGATACGAATAAGAAGAGCAAAGAGCATTTCTGTTCTTAAACCCTTCAATCGCCGCGAGTTCCGCTTCTTTTGTAACTTCATGTGACTTACTCTTATACGTGAACAGACATATCTGGCGCATCGTTCTCAAAACTACACTGGAATGTGTAGCTAGGAATCTAAGCACCAGGGCTATCAGCTCTGTTGGAACATCCATTGAAGCCACAAGTGGCGATGGATGTATTCCTAAAACGATAACATGCACACACGTATCTGATATAGACACATTGTTATACAAATCATCATAACAAAGCACCTCTCCAGAAGAGAGGCTTACGACATAAACAACATGGTCGACTTGACCAAGCTGCTCTATCAGTACTAATATGTCTCGCCAGCACTTCTCATAAAGAGAAGCCCTAGCGATGTCTAATCGGGGGGTAAAACCCAGTATGTTAGACACGTCAGACTGCAGGCGGTTATATATTGTATTTATATGCATACAACAGAACGTTAACGTACACCACCTACAAACCGTAACTCCCGGTTAAGCCGGGAGAGAGCGGCGATACTAGCTCCGTGATGGGCCGCAGCGGCCGTCACGAAGGCAACTGGAATGTCCGGAACGGATTCCGAACACTGTAACACTAGCGAGGATTCAATCCGACCCGTCGGTATACAGTTTAGAGAGCGACCGCTAACAGTATAATACTTTAGCGTGCCTTTCTCACTGTGTAGGAGTAATCGAACCGCAACCCAACGAGGATCGTCGCCGTCTTCAAGAGACGGTGATATATCCCACTGGAACGATTCAATCTCTCCACGGTAACAGCAACCAATTAAATCGAACGCATATCTTTCGAGAAGCGTTAGACCATTGGGAGTTATTACTTTTCCGAAGACACCGTCTTCTATCCGTATGACTGGTGTTTTAAGGACGCCGTGAGGCGTCGTATAGGGCTCAACTCTAACCATAGTAGCTGTTTTCATTGTATATACTCTGATAATAGCCCCCATGGGCATTGTTGACTAGTGAGGCGATCAGGATGATCGTGGCATCAAGCCACTTCGTGATTAGTAACGACGGCAATGTTTGCCGTACGCAACGTAATCGCCGAAGCCATGAAGTCCGTTAAATCCGCTAAAGCAGCTGCGATATTAGTCGCATCCGCATCATCGGGAATAACGGCATTCAGCATCCACGAAACGTTCTTGATCACACCGGCTCCGCTATCATAAGCGCGATCGATGCGAACAAGGGAACGAGTGTCGGTGCTTCCAGGCTCCACGGGGTTCTTCGTCTCTTTATGAGAAACGGTTAGAACATCTGGGAGCGTATCTCCACGAGAACGGGTCGTAAGAACCGTAGACGTGGGACTCGGGGACTTCGTTTTATTGAAGACCTTCGAGTTGATGGTGTATGTGGTTGTCATGTTGTTTGCTGAAACCGATGACTGTCGGTGAGCAGAATCGAAACGTTCGATTGGACGGTGCGCATAATTGACAAGCGCGTGTCATGAAACACAACAAGAAAATACAGGTCAATGACCTAATATCTTCTTATCGTGTAGCAGCTTATTAAGCTGCTGCTCGATACGATTCAGCCGTTTATCGGCCAAGTTCTCGTACCGATCTGCCGTGCGGAGGAGTTTCTTACCCCCCGCGGTATTAGTCAATGCAAGAAATCCGAGGAGGATATATTGCATCGATGATTTGGGATATGTAAGGATAGGAAGGATCGGGCGACCAGTAGGAACAGTCCTAATGAACGCCCGTTGAACTTCCGTCCCAGCAATTGCGGGAATAGAAATATTCCCCGACTGCTTCTCAAACCAGTACTGAACAGTTCGTGTTCGTACATCAGTGACACAGATCTCGACATTTGAAATGTCGTGAGTTAGAGAACCCTGAAGGTTCTCAATTGCGCCACCGATATTATAAAACCAGTCAATGACGAAGCTAAGCCTCGTAACTGACCAGAGTGTAGCCATCGACGGGATGAGACCAAGGGCTCCTAATTCATTCAGGATCTCTTGACCTCGTCCACTAAGCTTAGGCTTAACGTTGGCTCGCAATGTGACGGTTACAATGCGCCTCTTACTACCTGACTGAGTTCGCTTCTTGCGTTCATAGAATCCGTATAAATACGGGGAACTATCATTGCCAGAAGCGAAATCTGCGTTATAATCATCAACAGTATCATCGAGGTTAAACTTATAATGTCTAACCACCTTTTTATTGCCGATGCGACGCAGACGCTCCCGAACAGTCTTTCGGAAGTGCCTTAGCTCTCTACTAATTGCCCTAAGGTCGCTTAGTAGGGGTCTCCAACCGAACGAATAGTTAAGAAAACCATTCGTCAAGTTAGTAGCTAGGCCTTTACGCCGGTTCCATATATTGAAAAGCTGAGGAGTTTCCCCAGCTTCCGCAATGGATTGACTGGCATCTAGAGCCCTAACACCATTGACGTACTGGTTATATGCGTTAAAGACGCATAGGCCAATATCGTCAGCGGATATATTAGTCACCGAGATATAATTCTGGTGCCCAATAAGCGTCGGTGGTGGAGTGAGTTGGCCGTAATGAAAGCCAACCCGATTCAACAACGCGCGATTAGGGAGAGATCCCAACGTATGATCTGAGCCGTTCCAACTATCAAACGGCACAGCGCTAGCATTATAACTAAGGTGGACGCACGGCTTGAAGCCATGGGTCTCCTTAGTAGGTTCGTCCCACATATGGGACACGTAATCGTAGTAAGCGGGGTTATGCCCCGTAACAGTCGTAGACGACGGAGGACTAATTGTAGTCTCCGTCGCGTCGCTTGAAGCAACGGCCGTCGACTGTACACGATCACGCATGTTAGCTTTAATGGTTAGTTCGGAAAGGGATGAGCGTAATTGCTCATTTACCTACCGG